TTTTGAGTAGGGGTAGGAGCGCGGAGGGATAGGGGTGGGCCGTGGCGGGGGCCTGCCGGTAGGCGAACTTCATGATTCGGGACCTCATCCAGGCAAGAGCCTTGGCTCCAGCAGAACCATCGCCTGCTCCACCACCTCCACCTCCACCTCCGGATTGTGCCGCAGTTTGCTCGACAGCAACGTTAACGATTGTCTTGATGTCGTTGAGACTGGCTTTCCACGCGTTAATTCCACATGGATACAGGTTGACGTTACCAAATTTGGTTTGCGCAAACATCACGTTGCTGTTATCTGTCTGAACGACGAGTTCTCCACCCTCAATGGTAATCTCCTGATTGCCGTTAGCGTTGATAGCCGTTCCATTGCCAAGGCCTGCTCCACCAGCCCCACCACCACTACCAACACCACTTGTGTCGCCCGAGGAGATGATGGCGTACGCCTTCTCGTAGCGGGTCTTGTACTGGCCAAGGACCCCGTCTGCGAGGATGGCTGCGTACATGGCGCGTAACCCCATACCTCCTCCCCCGCGCATGAGTACCCGCAGCGCCTGTCGCGGGCTCTGGTGGTATGCGCACGCCCACAGGATGAACGCATCGGTGTTGTTGTTGTAGTCGAGACCGTACTGTGTCGCGGTCGCAGTGTATCCTTCAATGTCTTTTACGAGGAGGGCGTCCTGGGTTGCGCTGTTGGCTTTGAGGCACTCTCTCAGGGACACGTCATAGGCGCGTGAGAGGTAGAACGTGTTCCACCAGGGGTCGCTCGCAGTGTGGCGAGAGAGCCCGTTAATATCGAGGGTGCTCCCGTTCATCTTCTGCTGCCACTGCTGCGTGTTACGAATAGAGTGCAGCAGTCCTGCGGCGCGTGTCCCAAACCACTGTGCGATTCCTACAGTGATCGGGTCGTTGTAATTAATTGCACCATAATCCATGTTGGACTCAACGGTACCGATTACCTTAATAGCAACTTTCTTATGCTGCTCATCCCATGCCATAAGTAAACCTCCCGCTACAAGTGTAGCAGGAGGCTCACTCGGCTATATCACCAGACTCCCCACTGGGAGAAGATGTAGATCTGAGTTCCGACAGTTAGGGGATCGGCCGACACCAGCTGTCCAGCAGTGTTTACATAGAATGTCCTCCACTCACGGTTAGTCGTCATTCCCTGGAAGTACTGGTTCGAGTAAGGGGTTGCCCATCCGGGGATGGACCAGATCGGGTGGTCCGCCCCTAGGGGAGCAATAACCTCAAACCATCCGCGTATGTAGGCGTTCGTGTGCTCCCGCTTGATGCGCAGGGTCATGGTTGACTTCTTGAGCCCGTTAGCGTCCTCACCCCACGGAGAGAGGTCGCGCCACCCGTAGTCGTTCCAGGAGGTTCCTCCTCGCAGCCATCCGAGCGCATAACGTTTGGCCTGTTGGTAGCCGTCGTCGGTGAGATGCACCTCGTCATTCCCGCGAATCACGCTCTTGTCGCCATGGAACCAGGACAGAGACCCTTCACAAATGGCAGGAGAGAGTTTATTGAACGCCCACATGAACTCACTGGTGCGCGCCTGGATCGACTCACTCATCTTGCCCGAGTTGAGAGTGCTGTCATTCCAGATGACCGGGATGCAGTATACCTTGGCATTTGGCCAGTACGTCTCAATCATCCCCGCGCACACCTCGGCCATCTGCTGGACGTTGTGCATGGCGCGTATGTCGTTGAGCATGTCGATGATGAATACTCCCCCAACCCGCTGATTGTTGTCGCCAAGCGCCCGGTACGCGTTCTGGATCTGAGTGTCGAAACGAGCACCCGGCGCAGACGTGAAGGCACCACCACCAATGCCGTAGTTGTGCGCCCTCTTGAATCCGTACTCAGTCGCTAGCTGAGTTGCCCACCTGCCCCCATCAGTCTTGACGTTCGAGGAGCCGATGATAACGGCCTGATCATACTGAGCAACTCGCTGAAACTCACTGTCCAAGTATGTCTTGCTGTAGTACGTGCTGGGGAGCGCAGCGATCTGGTCATCAATCTTCTTGTTGGCAGCGTCGATCCGCCCCTCCATCTTCTCGGTCAGGTTGATGGTTGCCATGTACTGTGTCCGACCATCCATCATCTGGGCGCCAACAAAGGCGTTGTCAAGGTTGTAACGAGACGACCTGGAAGGTGTTAGGGCAACCGCGATGAGGCGGCTCTTAAACGCCTCGATCGTGTCGAGCGTTTCTTTACGCTTGGCCTCAATATCTTTATTCCAGCCATCATGAGTCTTTTCCATCTCTGCAATGAACGTTGTAACTTTCTCGTTCATGCTGGCGATGATCTTCTTCTGCTCCTCGCCGAAATTACCAACATAGTCGATCGTCTCAGAGACGGCACCGCGGATACGCTCCAGGACCTCCAGGTACGTGAGTCCGTCGCGGTAGGTGAATGGCGTAACGTTATTAACGCGTGAGTCCTGGACCCTCCACATCGCACGGTCAATAGAGTTGATGATGTCGTTAATATTAGGCATAGTAACCTCCATAAAGTGGTGAGTGTGTGAGTGGTCTGTCAACGTCCCACACGCCAAGGAAGAGATCCCGCAACTCCTCAATGACAAAATTGTCTACGTTAACAAGTGTACCCCGGTACTGAGCAATCATCTGAGCCTTGCTCCCGCGCTGAGAGGAGTCGCTGCTCTGGTTGTTGTCGTAGTGGCTACGAGAGTTGGTGGAGCCCGCGGACGTAGACGCTGACTTGTTGCTGTTCTCGCTGGTTGCGTCGGACAGGGATGACGCATAGTCAGCATTACCTGCCAGTCGCGTCTGTGGTGTATCCGATGCGACAGTCCTCCCCTTGCTGGTGCCAGACCCCGTCCCGTTGCTGGAACTCGTGTTGGTGCCGTCGTTGCTGGAGTCGCCCCACTGCCGTGTCCTGCTAGATGCTGTGCCGCCGTCGAGCGGGTCCGTGTTCTGCAGTTCAGCCAGGTACATGCGGTTGTACCGGGGCATAATGAGGTCCATCTTGAGTTCAAGGCGCCAGATGAAGATATCGATCGTCTCGTGCCCGATCTCGTTCAGCCAGAACTCTCGTTTAATACGCGAGTTCAGTTTCTCCCGGTACGACTCATCGAAGATCTCGTACCTGTCGAGCCCCCAGTGCCCTCCGGTGATCCGGTCGACATCCTTAAGCCTGAGCGTGTGCGTCGGCATCGTCCCCTCCTAGCTGTGTCATGTTCTGCATAGCAAGCGCGTCATTCAGGTCCGGGGTCGCGTTGTCGTCCACGGCCCAGGTGCAGGAGACGTTGAGCCCGAACTTGGCGTTGATCTGCTCGCACGCGAGTTCGCGAGGCTTCATGAACTGCTCCCTGGAAGCGAGCACCTGCCCGCTGTTGGCCGAGGCCTCCTCGACGACCATACGCTCACGCTTCTCGCTGTTGACGTTCATGATGCCGAGCATCGTGAGCGCCTCGCCCCAGATCTTTGCCTTGGACTCCATGTGCTTGATCGACGAGACCGCACCCGCACCGGCGTTCTGGTTGAGCGGGAAGACCCCGATCGTGTTAGCGAGGTTGTCCATGGCGATGCTCTCGGTTCCCCACACGACGGGCTCGCCGTCGTAGATCTTGGAGATGACGTTGGTGATGGTCTGCCTCTGGTCGTTGCTGCACGCGACGATCATGGGGTTGCGCTCGTTGAGCAGGTCGATCTCAATGGTCCTGTCTACAAGAGCGAGTCGCTCGGAGTAGATGCGGACGATGTCGAGGTCGCTGATGCGGGTCTGGTTGCCCCAGATTGCTACACAGTCGCTGGCGTCCACCTCTCGGGAGTAGACGCCGTTGCGTGTGACGACATACTTAACGGGGTTGTCCTGGATGTCGAGCATGCCCGTTGGTGTGGCGGGCATGGACATAAACAGTTCCAGGAGGGTGTCGAAGTAGAAGACGCTGAAGCCGTTACTGAAAATGGTTTTCTCAATAAATCGGGGGTCAATGTCGTTAGGCAGCCCCTCCCACGTAAACCGTGACATGCATTTCCCCATTAGTTGACGGAAGTACATGTTTTGCAGAACCATCTGCCGGTTCTCGGAACTACTTGAAGTCAGTTCCCCCGGTTTCCTGTAGAACTCGCGAGAAACAAAATCATTGTTTTTACTCACTTAACTTCACCTTTACGCTCGTGTCGATCCGGTTCTCCCTGACACTCGTCCTACCGATATTGAACGGCTGCTTCCACACGGTAACCCCCTTCTCGAAGATGCCTCTAATTGTACCCTTAAAGGCTTCAGGCATGTTTGCGCGCACCAGATAGCACTCAGACATCTTCCAGTACGTAAAGTGCGACATCAAGGAGAGTTTAGACATACTTACCCAGACGTTCATATTGTAGCCATAACGAAGCCAGAAATCCCCGATACGCCGCATCGAGTTAAACGACAGCATGCGAACGCGACAGTCCAGTGACATCTGATAGGCAACCATAGGGGTAACAGTCCCCGCGGTCTGCCCCACAACTGACGGCGGAATTACCTGCATGTCCTGAACCTGTGCATTGACAGACGCAATCGCGTTCTCATAGTCACCGTTAGCAGAGAACTGTGCCAGTTCATAGTTCGTGTCCCGCACAGCACGCTGCTGCTGCTGACTGATCTGCGACTGCCCCGACACCAGCTGATTCTGAATGTGCGCCTGAGACTGTGCCTGACTGTTGCTGATCATCGCGTTCACCTGAGAGGTGGCCGCCTGTCCGAGCCCCTGCCCGACAGCCTGGGCGTTCAGGCCCATCACACCGCCCAGGGCGGTCATCCCGCCCTGCACGGCTGACACCGTGGCACGCATGTTGTTGTAGCGGGACTGCGAGTCCGCGTTTGCGCTGTTGCCCCACATCGAGTTCTCCGCGCCCGCCCGGGGCGCCGCCAACCCCCCCCTAGCAAAACCCCCGCCAGCCGGCG